GCTGTTGAAAAGAATACTGATATAGCTCTAAGTGAACAACTTGAAGGTGGTATATTGCCACCTTCACTTACTCACTCAATCTTACTATTGGTTGGTAATCTCTATAACAATCGTGAAGCCACTTCTTACAGTGTTCCTTCAGAAGTTCCATTTGCTTACAAATACCTAATAAATTTGAATAGAAATTTTGAAGTGAAATGAATGCGGGAATTATATATAAATATACTTCACCTTCTAATAAGGTTTATATCGGTTAGACGGTAGACGAGCAAGGACGTATAAGTAAGCATAAATGGTAGGCTAAGAATAATCCCAAAGATTATTTTCATAAAGCTTTAGCTAAATACGGCTTTAATAACTTCAAATATGAAGTTTTGTTCTATACTAAATCTAACAGTAAGGAAAATTTAAAAGTAATTTTGAATACTATGGAGAAATACTATATAAAAAAGTATCAATCCAATATAAAAGGCTATAACCTTACAGATGGTGGGGAAGGTATATTAAACGCATCTACAGAAACTAGGGATAAAATAAGAAAAGCAAATTTAGGTAGGAAAAAAAGTAGTACTCAAATTAGGAAAATATCTAACACATTGAAAGAAGGTTATGCTTCTGGAAGAATTAAAGTAATGGGTGCAAAGAAAGTTATAGTCTATCTAAATGGTAAATTTTATAAACAGTATGATTCTTGTGCTGATGCTTCTAGGGAGTTAGGAACTTCTAAAACAAGTATAGCAAATGTATTGGCTGGAAGAGCTAAACAGACAAAGCAAGGATATACTTTTAAATTATAGGAGGATTAAACTTTGAATGCGGGCAGACTTAATTAGATTATAACAGTAGAGCGACCAACCATTAGCAAAGATGATTATGGAGCTAATACGATTCAGTGGAACAATATTATTACAACCCGAGCTGACGTACAGTTTGATGGGGGTAATAGAATAACGGAAAATAATGAAATAATTCATTCCTATACCTAGAGATTCACAATAAGATATTATCACAAAGTTGATGAAAAGGATAGAATACTTTGGTAGGGAAAACATTACAGAATATTGTCAATAGAAAAGGACAAGGACAAATAGAACTTAGTAATTCGAACGGAGTTGATAAATGAATAATAATATAACGGATTCTTCATAGGTAGACAAGCTATTGGACAGCCTTGGAAATGAGAATAGAAATAGGATTATTTTCAATGCATTAAAGGAAGGTGCAAAAGTACTTAAGGAACAAACCTTATAGCAATTGGCATCTAAAGTTAAGTCCAATACACCTAATAGATGGAATGGGAAAACGATGGCACAAGGTGTTAATCTTAAAGCCGATAAAGGTATTTCTGAGGTAATGGTTTCCATTATGGGTGACTTTCGATTGAAGTTTTTTGAGAACGGGACGGCAATCAGATACAACAAGCCTTAGAATAACAATTATCTGGAATCTCATAAATTGAAGAAAGGAAGTGAAAAAGGAAGATACACTGGAGCCATAAAAGCTACTCATTTCTTTAGGTAGGCACGTGAAAATGAAGCTCCAATAGATGAAGCAATTAAGAAGTCTTTAGATAAACAATTAAAAGATTTGGACAAATGACAACATTATAGATAGGAAAAATAATTAAAACATTACTTTTATCTAATGAACAATTGAAAAGCTATATTGGAGATAAGGTATATCCTTTAATAGCCGATACGTCTACCACATATCCGTTTATTATTTATAGACGCTCAGCGATTGAGAAAAGCTCAACCAAAGATGATGAAGATGAGAGCGTTAACGTTGAATTATACATAGTATGTGATAAATATGATTAGAGCATTTCAATTGCTGAATTAGTTCGTTCAACCCTTGAACATAATAGAGGAACATTTGGAACTAACCTATTTATTGACGATATAATTATAACAGATGCAAGTGAATCTTATGAAGGAGACGCATTTGTTCAATTTTTAACAATAACAATTAAAACAGAATAAATAGAACTATGGCATTAACAGCTAAGAAAATAAAAGGTGGAGATATGATGCTTTTCATCAATGGAAAGGCAATTGCATTTTCAACAAGCCACGTATTGTCCATTAAAGCTGAAAATAAGGACGTTAGCAATAAGGATGAAGGCGGTGGTGACTGGGCTTCAAATGAAGTAGGTTTGCTTTCTTGGAGTGCTAAATCTGAGAATATGTATAGCATTGATGGCAATGGCAATAACTACGATGATTTGTTTGATATGATGATAGCTAAGACTCCAATTACTGCAACATTCAGCAAGAAGAAGGAAGAAGTTTCTGAAGTACCAGAAGCCGGATGGACAGCATCAAAGCCGGACTATGAAGGTCGTGTGATTATTACAAGTCTAGAGCTGAACGCTCCAAATGGTGATTATGCAACCTATAGCGTAGAATTTACTGGTGTAGGCGAATTAAAGCGTGTAACTGCTGGCGCATAATCAAATTAATAACTAAATATAAAATAAGCCTTTGTCCCTTTATTATGAAGGTATGAAGGCTTTTTTTGAAATTGAATAATAGACTATGAAAACAATAAAGATTAAAGGAATAGATTATAAAGTAAAATATACAATCAGAGCTTTGTTTTTAATGGAACAGATTACTGGAAAAACATTTGAAATTAAGAAATTGCTTGATAACTATTTGTTCTTCTATTGTATGATTCTCGCCAATAATAAGGATAAAGAAAAAATTCTTGGATGGGATGATTTTCTTGATGCTTTGGACAGTGATCCAGAACTTATGAAACAGCTTACAGAGATTCAGATTGAAGAACAGAAAAAGAATGAACTATTGGCGGACGATAAAGAAAAAGAAGGCAATACTTCAAAAAAAAAGAACTAAGCATTAGTGAAATCTATGCCATATTAGTTCTAAGACTTCACTATTCTCCAAGTTATGTTTTGGATGAAATGGAATGGTACGAGATAAGGACAGCACTTAAATATCAACATTATGCTTTCAGTGATACTTGGGAAAGTGCAAGAATGATAGCTTTCTATGAAGCACAAACCCATTCAAGGCAGAACTTGGAACTTAAAAGTATATATCCATTCTATTGGGAAGAGGATAGTGAAGAAAAAGAAGATACTTCAATCAAAAAAGCAGATATTGAAAGATTGAAGAAGAAAGCAGAAAATTATATAAATTACAAAAATAAGAAAAACTAATGGCAAAAGATTACGTAGTTCGATTTACTGGTGAGGACAATCTTAGTTAGACAATATCTAAGATAAAATCCGAACTAAAAGATTTTGGTGGTGATGCTTAGACTATCTCCAATAAAGTCGAATAGATTGATAGAGCACTGAACAACTCCAACTATAAGAGAGCTTAGAAGGAAATATAGAATGTGTTGGTGACGATGGAACGCCTTGGACAAGGTAGTAGTGCAACAGCAGTACATTTAAGAGAACTTGGTTCTTCAATTGTCGATATGGTGTGTGATGCACGTCAAGAGCTAAGATTGATGTCTTCTGACACTGCTAACTTAGATGCTGCGGTTGAGGGATTTTCTTTAATTGCATCAACAGCTTCAATTGCCACTGGTGCGATGGCTTTATTTGGGGATGAAAATCAAAATGTAACAGAAGCTATTGCAAAGGTTCAAGGAGCTATGGGCATACTAAATGGCATTCAGCAAGTAAGCAATATGTTGAACAAAGATAGCATTCTTATGTTGTAGCTAAAATCCAAATGGCAAGCAATCAAGGAAGCAGCCACAATAAAAGATACTGTAGCCACAACTGCTAACAACGTGGCAGAATCAGTTAGCAAGGTTAATTCTCAATCTGCCGCAGTAGCAAAAGGTATTGATACGGTGGCCACGGTTGCTCATACGACTGCTACGGCATCAAGTACTATAGCAACTTAGGCTTGGAACACAGCAAAGGCAATTTCAAAGGCACTCCTAGGCGATTTCACTGGCTTGGTAATTGTCGGAGCAGCTGGACTTGCGGCATACGCATTATCCACAAGTAAAAGTACTGATGAAACAGAAAAATTAAATACTTCAACAAAGAAAGTATCAGACACGTTTACAAGTACATATGCTTCAAGTTTGGCTTAGACAAGGACAAAATATGAACAGTTAAGATATGAATACACACATCTAAAGAATGAACATTAGAGAGTTGAATGGATTCGAGAAAATAAAACTGAATTTGATAATTTAGGTATTTCTGTTAATAGTGTTACCGATGCTGAGAATGCTTTTATAAACAACACGGATAAAATGTTAGAAGCACTTGATTTGAGAGCATAGGCAGTCGCCAATTAGAATCTTGCAAGGAAACATTACGAACGTGCTGCGGCAGCAAAGAAATAGTTGAGAGAATTGAATGAAAAAGTCACTGCAGAAAGATAGGCTGAAGATACACGTGAAGGGATGAAAGATGCTATACACGGTAATGTACATAAAGTAAAAAAGAAAAGATATGTATCTACTGGACCGGGAGCATAGCATTTATAGTAGGTTATAGAATAGAATGAAAAAGATGCACAATATTACACTGATTATTCTGCAAAATTAAGTGAACAAGCTGACAAGATTACTGGAAAACCATCTTCAAATAGAAGTACAAGTAGAAGCACTCCTCCACATTCTTCTTCTACAAGCAGTGTTAAATCAACTAAGGAAGTAGCACCGGAAGGATCAATAAAATGGTACAATGACAAAATATCAGAGAACAAAGCAAAAATTGAATTATCCATAGACCCAAAAGAAAGGGCAAAGCTATAGAAATAGATTGATGATTATAAATTTGAGATAAACAAAATTAATTTCAATGATTCCGTTATTGCTAATGGCATCCAAGACAATACTCTTAAAGATACGAAGGATATAATATCTGAACAGTTGTCAAACATCAAAGTGCCTACAATTAAGGACAGCTTAAAAGACTTAAAAGAAGCCTTGAATGAACTCGGCGCACCAATGGACAATTTATAGCAAATGTGGGATGACTTTGGAAAGATGCTTAATAAATATAAGGACAGCCCACTAACCATAGCACAAGGATTAAGTGCAATGGGAGCTACATTACAAGAATTAGGAGCATCGGGACCATTGGCCAAGGCTGGCGCGGTAATGGCAGCTATAGGATAGATTATTTTGTCATATGCTTAGGCAGCTGTCCAAGCTGCAAGTCTTGGTCCTATAGCTTGGATTGGATTTGCTGCTGCGGGTTTAGCACAAGTAGCCGCAGTTGTAAGTTCCATTAAAGGCTTTTCAAATGGTGGTATAATTCAAGGTATGAACAGTCACGGCGATATGTCAATTGCCCGTGTAAACAGTGGCGAGATGATACTTAATGGAAGCCAGCAGAGAAAGCTATTTGATTTGTTAGATAGTGGTGGCGGAGTTGGGAACAATATTGGCGGTAATGTTGTATTCACCATTAGCGGAAGCAATCTTAAGGGAGTGTTGAGAAATTACGATTCAAAAATGAGTAAAATCAAATGATATATAAAGGATATTTTCGACAAGTAAAGACAAATGACTTATATACGGTCAAGATTACAACTGAGGGCTCTGCCAAGGAGGAAGAAATTCTTCTTGGTGGAACACCGTTTTCCACTCAAATGGATGATAGTGATAAGACTATATATACACCCGCAAAATATCAGACTGCTACAATTGAAATTGTTTCTAAGGGCTATAAATTCGATATATACAGCCCAAAGGCACAAGGCACAAAGATTGAGTTGCTAAAAGACAATTAGGTTCAATGGACTGGATTTGCCACTCCAAATTCATACGATGGGGGATTCGATAGGAATTTAGAGACCATACAGATTGAATGTATTGATGCTTTGTCCACACTACAGTATATAAAGTTTTTGCCTTCAAACAAGAATGTTGATTCTTTCATTAACATCATTCAATATCTTATTGGTAAATGCAATGCGTATAAATATATTTATATTAGCGACAATACAACAATTTCAAGCAATCCAATAATGAATGACCTTTATATATCAAAGAACAATTTTTTTGATTAGGATGAAGAAAAATCTGATAAAGAAAATGCTTGGACTTGTTAGGATGTATTGGAAGAGATATGCCAATATTTAGGATTAACCGTTATAGCGGATAAAGATAGTGTTTATTTCCTTGACTACGATGCCATAAAGAATGGAAATAACAATTATTACAAGTATAGTGTTGGAAGTACTGTAGGAACAAAAGTAGAAGTAAAACTTTCAAAGACAATAAGTGCTGAAGACTTCAGTGAGAGTGGTTCAACCATTACACTTGGAAATGTGTATAATACGGTAAAGGTAAGTGCCGATTGTAATACATTTGATAGTGTTCTTCCAGATCCTTACAAGACAGCTGTAAATATAACGAGTGGCACAGATAGTTCTTTGACATCTTCAGAAGATCCAATTAATGGTGCTTATGGTACTTGTGTACACGGTAAGTTTGGAGATTCTAATGAGGAAAATATGTGGCTTTTCATTGACAAGATTAGTGGCAATGGAGAAAGTGATACCAGTGACCATTAGGCTGTTGCTGTCAAATATTATAATTCTCCATATTATAAGCTCTATAAGTACTCCAACGATGCAACACATAGAGATATAACGGATAGTGTAAAGACACTTTCTTATACAGATACAAAGAATATGTATGGTGCAACCATTTGTAAGATGATGGTTAACAAAAGTGATGAACCATATAAGAAAATATTTGGTGAAAATATTTATTATTATAATGGAAGCTTATATACATACAATGGATTAAAAGCTCTTAACCCTTCAAATGATATTCTTATTGATATGTGGATGGATAAAAACCATATCAGCAACATATCTTTGAACAATTTCATTATGCTTACCAATCCAAGCCAATATCACATTAGCAATGATGATATAACAAAATATCCTTATGTTGAGACCAAATTAACAAATTCAAGTACCCTTTTCGGAGGAAAGAACGCATATCTTCTCATAAGTGGATCCTATTATTATCACATTTGGGATAGCCATCCAATACACGCAACAGAAACAAATCTGGACTTAGACGAGGGACGCTTTTCAATGGATGAAGACGATTGTAAGTTAATCTGTAAATTGTAGTGGGGAAATCTCTATTGGAATGGTTCAGAATGGACTTCAACTAAGTCTACATTTGAGCTTCCATATATGGAGGAAACGGATAAGAATAAAAGAAGGGCTGATGCAACCATATGTAAAGATACAAATTTTGTGAATAAAGTTAGTTGGAGAATTGGAACAAGTGAACAAGGATATAGCGTTAAGTGTCCTACAGATTATTTGCTTACTGACATTCCAACATTAACCTTATATAAGCCATTTGACCCAAATATGCACAGTGTAAAGAGTGGAAAAAACAAAGGTCAACATTACCCACATAGAGTAGTTTTCTTGAAAGATTTGAAGATGGAAGCAATTATTGGCAATCCGACATATAGCGAAAATCAGAATGACGATACTATTTATTAGAGAGTTGTGGATGAAAGCTACACAAAAGAACTATCCGAAATTAAAATGAAGATAAACACTTGGGACAATAAGAAGCCAAATTACAGTTCTGTAGCATATAAGGAAGGCAACAATCTAAAATACCTTGACACTACCAAGAATATAGCTTTGAATGCTAAAGAAATTGGAACGGAAAGATGGGATGGTACAATAGCAAATGATGGGAAGCTAAGATAGGAAGAACATCTTATTTATAGAATCGTAAACCAATATTCAACACCTTCCATTGAGTTGTCACTTAATCTAAGAAACGATATAGAGATTTTCGGTTTATACAAATCATCTTTAGACTTTAACAAAGATTTCATTGTCGATAAAGTTGATAGAGATTATAGATTTAATAGCACTAATGTGAAATTAATAGAGAAGAAATGAAAATAACAAAATACAACAGAAAGAAAGATGTAAGTGCCGCTAACAACGGTACTTCATCTTCTTCCTCTTATTCAAGCAGTGGCATTGTTGCACAGAGTTAGAATACAACTCCAACCCTTGATAAACACACTTTGTGGGGACAACAATTTGATGGTACAACAGATGTTAGTGGAGATATAACAAATGCTGGAAATATTGAGGCTAATGGTGATATAACGGTTAATTCATCAACTGACACGGAAGGAAAGACTATTGGAGGAAATATAAAGGCTGATGGCAATATTGCTTGTAATGGGAATATTGATGCAAATGGCAATATTACTTCAAATGGGAATATTACTGGCAATAATATTACTTCTAATGGTAATATTGACGCAAATGGCGACATTAATGCTACAAATGCTAATATTAGCGATAATATAACTACCAAGAATTTAACCGTCACTGGTCAAGCCCACTTCTTCCAACTGGTTATAGACAAAATTAGGAGTATCGGAGGCGCATTTATTGCATCGCCCGCCGATGGCTTTGATGTTGACTACGTTGAAAAGGTAGATGGAGGATATAGATTATATTGGAAGTAGAATGATGGAAGTAAGGAAAGAATAAACCAATGGGAAATTGGCGACCAAGCTCTTTCTATGAATATGAATGGAGCAAAGGTTGGTTCTTCACATTCTATTGAAAATAAATATTATTGGGCTCTGGTTGTTTCTACAAATGCCGGAACAAACCCAATTGATAAATTAAGTGATGGCACAACATATATCGATTCTGACCATAATCTATATAACTATATT